AGCAAGGTTTCTCCTAATATTTTGACTATTTCTCCTAAAGATCCTGTAGCCAATTCAGATAATAGTTTTCCTACTGGGACAAGTACATTCTCCCACAAATCTTTTAAAACATCGAAAACAACACCAATTGCTTCACCTGTTTTTTCCATAGCTGGTTTTATATAATCTCTATATACATCATGAAATTTTTCTCCCAACTCTTTTAAAACTGGGTTTATATGATTATTCCATGCATTAGCTAATGTCGTTACAATTTCTGATATGCCTTTAAAGAAACTATCAATAAACGGTTTTATATGGTTATCGTATACATCATTAAATATTTTAAAAGCATCTCTTCCAGCTTCTTTAAATGTCTCAAAGAAAGGTTTTAATGCATCTAACATACCAATGAAAGCATCTGTGATAGGTTGAGAATTTTCTCTAATTACACGTTCAATACCACCTAATAAATCTCTACCGAGTTTCAACCCAACATCAACAACACCCATTCCAGCGTAAGTTAATGTTGAAATTATATTAGATCCAATATCTGTTGAAGGTTGGCTGGTAATAGTATCATAGAAAATGTTTGAGATATCAGCGGCAATATTACCAATACTTCCTACTATATCCCCCATTTCTAAGAAACTTCGCATTAGCCAACTTTTAATATCAAGTCTAGTTTCCTGCAACGATTTATTAAGGCTTTCAGCGATAAATACGGCTATTCCTAATACAACGTTAGCTAACGCCGCTGTAGTTTGTCCTAATGCAAAAGCTAATCTTTCTAAGAACGTTCCGGCCGTTCTTGCTACTAGTCCATCACCAAATATTATTTCTAATGACTCTTTAATGCCCATAAGTGATTTTTTTAGTTGTTCAATACCTTCTTCTCTAAAAGTAAGTTTCCAACCAAGTTTAAACAGGTTCTTTAAATGTTCAAGAAAGGCTAATAACGGTTTAAGTTTTTCAAGAAGTCCATCAAACATAGTGTTATATTTTGTACCTCTGTCAGAAATGTCTATATCAGGTAAAATATCTTTACCGCCAGCACCTTTTCCTTTACCGCCTTTTCCTCCGCCACCTCCTCCAGAGTTGTCGTCAGAGTCATCATTCTTTTTATTTAGTAGGTTAATTTCATCAAAGCCCATTAAACCACGTAATTCTTTTACTGCTTTTTTAGCGGCTTTACCTGCTTTTCCTACATTGTCAGCTAGGTTGCCAGCACCTCCGCCAGCGTCATCTAAACTATCAGCTAAATCTCCAGCCGCATTCCCTGCACCTTGCAACCCTTGGGTAGCATTATTTACAGCCCCTGCAACTCCATCAGTACTACTTACTTTTTTATCAAATAGTAATTGAATGAATTCGGCCAACTTCGCCGTTGCTGTTCGAATAACACTAGCAAATGCATTTAAAGTAGGCATAATAGCATTAATTATAGGTAAAAACGCATTACCAATATTTAATGCTGAGTCTTTCATTAAAGCTTTAAATGTTGATATTCTATTGTTGACGTTATCTTGTAATGTATCGCCATAACGTTTTGTTGCTTGTTCTAAAATTGCCATCAACCTTATTTGTTGCTGTGTTTGGAAGTCTAATTGTTCCCAACTTTGACCATTAGCAAACTTTTTAAACGCCTCTGTACTTTCAATCATTTTAACTTGAACCATTACCCCTAAGTCTTCAATAGCTTCAGTATTACCAAGTAAACCGCTTCGGATACGTTCCATAACGTCAGTCATAGTTCGTCCTGTTCCTTGTGCAATGATTGAAGATGTTTCTAACAGTTTGGCTGTATAACCTGCCAGTTTATCCTGATTTTTAATAAAACCAGCCAGTATATTTCCATAGGTTGATCCGTATTTTATAGCTTCAGCCTTACTCATGTTAAAAGCTAATGCATTATTTTCAGCCCATTTTAAGAAAGCTTGAGAACTTTCGCCCATAAGCCGTTGAATTTGGTTCATAGAAGCTTGAACTTCTAACGCTGTTTGAACTGAATATTTACCTAATTGGTATAACTCTTTAGCTAGAAACCCTAAAGCGGCTACTTTTGCTAAATCTGAAAACATACTTTTTAAACTGCTAAGCTTATTTTTTACGCTATTAGTAGATTGAGTTACTGTATTCTCCATTTCTTTCATTTTTTGTTGAAATGGTTTCAATTCAGCGTCAATCACGACTTTTAATTCTTCTAATGTTGCCATTTGTTCCTCCTTTCTCAGGTAAAATAAAAAAGCCAATCATTATAGATTGACTTTAACTTTGATATCCGACTGCTAGACACTATAGCATATTATTAGCCCGCTGAGAATTAAACCTCATTGCAAATTCTCTCATTCGTTCCTTATGTAATTCTAATTCATACTCAACACGTTTTTTCTCGATTTCTTCTTTTTCTTTCTCGAAAACATAGTCAGGAGCACAATTCCATAATTCGGGTGGTTTAGCGTCTTTACTTAACATAGGTGCTAACCATTCAACAACACTTTTAGCTAAATAATAATCACGGATATATTCATTTTTTCTGTTAAATTCTAATACACGATTTCTACTATCGATAATATCTGTTATTTCTTGTATTGAATATTCCCAAAATAAAGTAGGAGTTATCCCTACATCTAGTGCAATAGGGTATAACTCCCCGATATATTCAGTCATAGTCTCTATTATTTTAGAACTTTGACTTTTTCCGCTTTCTTCTCTTCCTTCGGAATAAAACCCGAGTCTTGCATTAACGGAATTAATACTTCCATTAATAAATCCATTTGATCGTGTCCTTCATCTAAATAATCGTCAAAAATATTCATTACATCATCAAATTTTAACCCATGTTGATATTTTGTAATAGCACCATGTAATACATACAACATAGTTTTTAATGGAGGTAACGGGAAGTCATCATTAAAATTAAAGATTTTAACAATATTTACCCCTAAATTCTCCTCAAGCTTACATACTGCTGATGTTGTTAATTTTAGTTTATATTCCTCTTTACCTACTTGCCAAGTTGTGTATGGTTTCTTTGTCATCTATGCTAATTTCCTTTCTTATCTTATTACATTGCTACTGAAGCGTCTGCGAATACTAAATCTGACTGTAAAGCAACTTTTAGTGTAAATTCAATAACACCATTTACACCACCACCGCCAAGTTTTACTGAAACTTGACCACTAAATGTTACTGTTGTTCCATCTGGGTATGTTTGTTTAAAGTTAAGAACTTTTTTAGCGTCCATAGCTTTGCGTAATACTCTAAATGGTGATGTTGCTGTTTTATTTTCATACTTGAATTTGTATTCTAGTTCCCCAGCGTCTCCAATTCCTAACTCATATTGTTTTACAGTATCAGCTAGTGTTGTATTCTCTACTTTCTCAGGTTCAACCCCAAGTTCAGGTACTTCTTTAAGCCCTGTTAATAGAGTATAACCGCTTGTTGATTCACTGTATTCTAATTTAATTCCATTTGCTAACATATTAGCCCTCCATTCTATATTGATATACTATATTTGTGTCAGGATCATATATCCCTTCAAATCTCATTACTTTGTGTCTTAAATTACTTGGGTCTGGCATATCTTGTGCCATTGTTCTTTTCAACCCTAACGAACTAAATACTTTATCTACTTCTACGGCTATGTTAGAAGTACTTTCCTTATCAAAAATATCGACTTTGTAACGTAAATAAGTAGTCTCTTCTACTCCATTATCTAGCCATTCATGAGGTTTATTCTCCTCTTCTAAATAAATTACAACAGGGAATGTCTCCCAATCAGCAGGGTATGTATCTGTTACATTTGTCGCTATTTTAGATAACTCTTTATATATTAACGGTTTAACATTAATCATTTTGTTATCTCCTTCAATTTCCTACTTAAATACTTTTCCATTTCAGCTAAAACTTTAGCCCTATTATTCTTTAAGGCTGGGTACATAAAAGGTTGTGCCGCTTGTCCCTCAGTCTTATAAAACTTACCAACAGGCGTATCTATCGTGAAAAAATTATACGCTGATAAGTAACCGCCCTCAACCATACTCTCATGAAACCACCAAGGAGTATTTCTGTAAGATGGTCTAACATTTGGACTTATACCACCATGATTACTAGCTCCTACACTACCTGTACCGAACTCAACAAATACAGCTGATGGTTCGTTAGTGTATACAGAACCTTTCAAACCATCAACCTTTGTTCTTATACTGTTTCTAGTTCGTCCAGAATTAGTTGGTACTAATAATTTAGCTTCAGATTGAACTATTTTAGTTCCCCTACTGACTCCAGCT